CAATGGCCTGGGCCGCTTTATTCATCGCGGTAACAACGGCAGTGCCCAGGGCCTGCGCTGATTTCATTGTTGATTCGTCGGAAAGCAGATCAATCAGGTCGTTGATCGCCGGGAGGGCAGCCATCACGACTTCGTTTTTCATTCCGGTGGCCGCACCGGTCAGCTCATCAAGTCCGCGTTTCACTTCCTCAAGCTGCTCAAACTCAAGGTCAGAGAATACGTTACCCGTGCGCTCCGCTTCATCGCCAAGGATCTTCATTTCCTTGCCGTTGTCCCGGAGTAGCGGGAGCAATGCGGTTGCGTCAGAGGCAATGGCCTCCATGTAGAAGGTCATATCTTTTTGGCTGACACCGGCATCTTTCAGGCTTTTTACGTAAAGCTGGAGGGCGTCCGGGCCTGAAAGCTTGGCAAACTGTTCGGCAGTCACGCCAACCTTTGGCGCGATGTTCTCGAAGAAGTCGGCCATTGGGCCGCCGCCGGTCTGGATGAAGTCACCGATGCGGTCGTTCGTATCCTTGAGGATGTCGGAAAGCTTTTCTTGTTCAATGCCGTAGCGTTTGGCGCCGTAGGCAGCTTTCTGAAACTCTTGTGGTGTGGCCCCAGCCAGGCGGGCAAGGTTTTGAACTTCGCGCGCACCGGTAGAAGTTGAGACAACCATTGCTGCAATGCCTGTTACAGCAGCGGCCGAGGCTGCGGTAAGGGCGGCACCTATCTGATTGGAGTAACGCTCGATTTGCTTCGCGGTCTTCTGGGACTTGCGAGAGGCTTTATCCATGCCCTGAACGAAGCCGCCCGTCTTGGCGACCAGGTCTAGCGTTAATGTGCCAAGCGACTTAGAGGCCATGCCGTCTCCGAATCCTTAAAGTTTGGTTACTTCCATTCTGCCATGGCCTGCTCAAGCGATAGCTCGGGGCGGTCATGGTTTGGCGCAAAGTCGTAGAAGCTGAACGCCTTGGAGTCTTTCTTGCGGCTTAGGTTGGCAGTGAGTGACGCTATCATTGCTGATCCGGCCTCAGCTCTGAGGCCGGCATTTAGCGATCCGCGCCGCTGGCGATAGGCCACCCACTGCGCAAACTCCACCGCACTCATGGACTCCTGCGCTTTGGCGATGGTGTTGCCGCCAATGCCGTTAAGCACCAGCTCATGCCACACCTCCGCCTCTGGCGTCAGCTCCCAGTCTTTCCCAAGTGATTCACTTCACTGATTGCCGCGAGCAACGCCATGGTCAGGTTTCCGTCCAGGGCTCCGCGCTCTGGATCGGACTCGCCCGTTATGTCGGCAGGAGTGAATACTGGTTTGCCTTTTTCATCCACTATGCTCGCCGCGATCCTGCCGGCTACTGGGTCACCATTGCCATTCATGGCCTTTATATCTGACACGGTTGCGCTGTAGGAGAGAGGGCGCACGTAGGTAGTCATGGTGTATTCGTTATCGCCATGCTTCCAGGTGATCTCTTTCTCTACGGGGGCGCCCGTAAAAGCGCCCACTTGCTTCAGACTGTCTAGTGATAAGCTCATTATGCGCCCTTCTTGATCCACGCAGAATTACCGGATCGCTGAATGCTGACCTCGGTTGTGACCACTGTGTTCTGTGCGAAATCGAACGGGAAGTCGGCAATGTAACCTTCGAACGTGAACCATGTTCTGGTTGTTGGAAGATCAAATCCGTCGGCGGGGGATACAGCTAGTGTCGGCGGATCGATTCCGTCTGACCAACCTACTGCGAACTTCAGGGTCGGGGACGGGTTTTCACGCGACAGGTCGTAAAGCGTCAAATGACTATCGTTGGACGGGTCTGCATTCAGGCCCATGGATGCCTGGCCAGGCGTGCGCAAACCGGGCTTATAGCTACGCTCGAAAGCCTCCAAACAGGTGTCTTCGATCTGGTCGGCAGGGTCTCCGCCAGGGCTAAAGGTTGTTGCGCACTCAATCTTTAGGACGGCAGGGGTTCCGCCGTTCGGATCCAGTACATAGACGTTGGTGCCTTGGCTCAGAATGGACATAAAAATTACCTCACGGGTTTCTTTTGGGCATTAAAAACCCGCTCAATGGCGGGCCGTTTGGGTGTTTCCGTTTATCGCTGGACTATCCAGTCCACATCGAACGACACTTGATAGTGGTTGGTTGCTGGGTCGCGGCTTTCACCGCCCCACCGTGTGACGTAGGCAACCGGCTCTATTGCATCTCTTAATGCCTTGGCCACGTTGCGCGCACTGGTTGCTGTGTCTGCGTACACATCAATCTGCAGTGACCAGCTATCTACGTCCGGGGCTTGCCCCAGGTAGTTCTCTGGCAGGCCGCTGATTGTTTGCCATACCGTATAGGGCAGGGCCACACCTTGGGGCGCTTCACCGAAAGGGTAAAGGCGGGTGACTGGCGTACCGATCAGGGCGGTGACCGGGGCAGATGCGGCGCAAACCTCAAAGATTGGTGGGAACATTATTTCGCGGCCTTCTTTTTGGCAGCCTTCAGCACTCGGTCAATCTTTTTGCTGTACTGGCTTATGAATTCGTCAACGGCTTGCTGGCCGGCCTGCCTCGGCACGGGCCGGAAGATGGGTTGAGCCCGGGTGTCTTCTGTTCCGAACTCCAGATGTCTGAAATGCCGTGTGTCGCCGCCAGGCAAGTTTGATTGATCGCTCCCGCCTTTACTTCCGCCGGCACCTCCCATCACACCGACACGGAACATCATGTTTCCGGTCTTCTTGAATGTGCGGCCAGACCATCGGATAGCAATGTTCCTGGAAATACTCTCCGGAGTTGATGGATCATCCACCCTGTCAGCGTTGGCGCGGGCCTGATCCCTCAATACCTGAGCAGCCCGGCGTAATGCGAACCTCCCGCCCTTGCGCTTAATGTCATATTCCAGCGCGCCCAGCTTGCCCAATAGTTCGGGCAAGCCGCTCATGTCGAAGTCTAGGCCATCACTCGCCATCGTTTACACCTGCGCTGACTGGAAGTGTCAGGTATTCAAGGCCGCTTTCCGCGTCCGCCAGCACTCCCTTAATGTTGTAGGTTTGGCCGCGGTGCAGGATCCGCATCTTTGCGGTAATGCCATCCCGGTACCGGATGGTGATCCGTGCAGACACTTCGCTCTGGCCGGCCTCGGAGGCGATGAACTCGCGCACAGACAGGGGCTCTACCGATGCCCATACGGTTACAACGTCAGTCCAGCCATTGGTAACTTCACCGGTGACCGGATCCTGAGTTTGGCCCGGGCGCTGAATGGTTACGCGGTGTCGGAGTTTTCCGGGGTAGAGTGGCATCAGTAAACCCAACCCTTGCGATTGATTGAGATAAGCGATTGCGCGGCCATCGGAATCTCGGTTGAGGTGGTTCCGACATTGACGGCAGAGCGGTTGGTGTACCAGTGGGTCACCAAAAGGCGAATGCATTGCCTGATGGATTCGGGCACATCGATGCCTGCATCGCCAAACCCGGCCACAAACTCAACATTGATAGCGTCGAGGCGGTCATAGGTTCCTGGCCAGTTCACGCTCGGCTTTGGTTCGATATAGGCCCAGTCCTCCTCGCAGTGAAGATAGAAATCACTAACTGCGAGAACCTGCTCAAGGTTACTGGCGTCGTAATACGTGATCGAAGTGATGGACTGAACCGGCGTTACCGGCAACCAAATGCGGTAATCTCGATCTGGATATTTCAGTGAAAGCGTCCAGGTCTGGGTTAGAAACGCCTTATTGATGGCGCCCCTATTCGCTTCCAGGTAATCAGTAGCAGCAGAGATCAGCGACTCAATCAGCGTGTCTTCATCAGCATGGTCCACCCTGAGATCAAGCTTTGCATCCGCCAGCGATACGGGATTGACTATCGGCGGCGTGGTTCGCTTAAGAATCTGCTGCTTCATGAGTTATTCCTTTACCGCTTTTTCGGTGGCGGGCTTCTTGGTTGCAGTTTCTTTGCCGTTGATCGCTATGGCCTGACCAGCTGCAATCATGCGTCGGCCTTCTTCGTCGCCTACTTCTGCAATGTCGCCGGCGCTCTGGGAGAGCCTGGCGCCGGCTCGGCTAATCGTGAGTTGTACTTTCATAGTGAAGCCTCAAAACAGAAGGCGCCCCGGAGGGCGCCATTTGTGATTAATTGCCGGATTAAACGGCAGCGTGGATCAAGTGCTTGACTGCGCCATTGTTCACCAGCTCGGAGTCGAAGCGCTTGAAGCCAATCATGCCGACCTGGAACCGCTCAGCGTAACGCTCGCGCAATGTCATCACTTCAAAGCCGCGAACCTTGCGCACCAGAAACTTTGACATATCGCCAAAGATGATCGGCTTGGCACTAACGCCAGAGTCGGCCATGGCCTGGTTGACGCTGTAAGGCTTACCCTGGAAAGTATCGGGCTCACCTGAGCGAACGTCGCCCATCTGCCACAAATAGTTGCCCTGGCCGTCCTTCAGCTTCCGAATAGCTGCCAGCGTGGTGTCGTTAAACATCCAGCGGCAACGGGGAGACTGGCGGTAAGCCGGGTCTACAGAGTGGAAAAACTCAACCAGCTCATCAGAGGTAAAGGTGGTTGTTGAGGCGGTCGTGGTGCCCAGGCTGGAGGCGGTTACGATGCCGTTCGGCTGGCCGGTGCCGGTGCCGGTAGTTAGAACCTCGTTAGCGGTGCGGCCAAGGCGCTCACCGAAAAGCTCAGTCATCAGCGCTTCAATGTTGAAAGCTGAATCCTGCAGCAGCTCAAGGGGCACTTTCACCATGCCGGTGTCGTAGATGAAAGCGTTGAACATTTTCTCACCGAACACAACGTCATCGGTGCCGTCGTCATCCACGGCGGCGTTCTCAGCCTTCTGGCGGCCGCGCTGTGCAGTGTCATCAACGGTCGGGTAGGGCAGAGGGTTGCCGGTAGCAGTATTAATCTCCTGAACAATGCCGCCATCCCACATAGGGCCCCACATTGCCAGCGCTTTGTCGATTGTGCCGGCAAATCCTTCAGGGAC